TCATTTTTTAGTTTTCTTTTTCATTGAATTAATAAATTTGCGATAAATTGCTGCTTCTGCAGTTTTACCCATCACCCGTGCTCTCTGCTCCATTGCGATGGCTGCCTGAATCTTGTGAGCATGGCCTCGATTTGATTTTCTAATTTTCGCAACACTGGATCTTGCTGTTGATTCATCTTTGAATCCAAGTCCATGAATTGTTCCTTTTGGATCTTCATCTGTATATAAGTCTGAATGTTTTTTAGATTTTGCTGGTTGCCCCTTCTTTCTTGGGATTCTTGGATTAGAAGACTCTAAAAACTGTTGAAGTGTTTTCATTCACCTCCACCTCCTCCATTGCCTCCACCACCATTACCACCACCGTTTCCACCACCATTTCCACCGTTTCCGTTACCGCCATTGCCACCATTGCCATTTCCGTTACCATTACCATTTCCGTTACCATTACCACTATCTGAGCGATTATCTCCACCACGATAATACCTCCCACCAAAACTAGGATAATACTTATATCGTTTTGTTGGAACGCAACTCTTTAGTTTTGAATCGAATCTGTATCCTTTAGGGCACTTTGCTGATTGTGCCTCATCCAGAAACTGGTCTAGATTTTTCATTAGTCATTAAGAATCATGTAGTACCATTCTTCACTCATACCACCAATAATGGTATCGGCATCAGTTTTATTTACAGCATAGTTTTCTGTAACAAGGTAGTCTACAATCTTTTCGTAAGCTTTATGTGCTTCTTTTAATTCTCTAGGTGATGGTTTCATGGCACTATTAGTTTTAAGTATTTAGTTATTCAGTAACGACAGTAAATCCTTCCCAACCACCGTTCTTCCCATCTGTGTTTGTAGTTAGATATGTTGGATTATTTGTGTACTGTTTTCTTTCACTGTATGTGTCAGACCATCTTTTTTCACCCATGTAGTAAACATCTACAGATGAATTAAGTTGACTTGGTTTCTTGATGTGATAAGGCATCGTTCTTCAATTGATTTTTAACTTTTTTTGCGTACATAATCTCCCCTTTCGAGTATAAAAATGGATTCTTTTTTGCTCGTTTAAGGATTAATTTGGTTGCTTTTCTATCATTCATATAGGTATTTATACGAAGACAAAAAAAGAGGAGGTCTCCCTCCTCTTCTCTTAAACCTTTAGTGCATTATGCAAATACCTCTCTACAAATGCGTTTACATGTATTTTGATTATCATCACACTCGATCAAACACTCGTAGTATTCCTCGACTAAATCGTTCCTAGATTCATATTTGGAGCTAGACAACTGATTGTATGAAATTAAATTGTGCATTACCTGACCTCTGATGACTACTTTCCTACCCATAACAAAAGGGGTTTTTAGTGCATTGTTCTCTCCGCAATGACAAAATTATTTATGCAAATTAGGTCTGTATTCACTGATACTTAGTAACAAAAATTTATGCCTACGAGTTTATACCTACTGATTCTTTTGAAGTCTCTCTACAACAGTTGATGCTTGCATTGGTGCGACATCATTTAGTCCATTTGCATCAAACCAAGGTGCATCTTCCCAACTAAATCCTTCTCCAAATGTATTATCAGGTGCGACAACATACCAATGACACTTTGCATCTGGTATATCTACAGCACAAACTGCCCAATCATCTGCCCACTGGGGCACTTGCACATACATCACTGGTAAATGATTTGCATGTGCCGGTGAAGCCGCAAATGTGATTATGAATAAAACTAGACTTATGAAAATTCTAGGAATATACCTTACCGATATAGGACGCTTGTATGCCTCCATAACATCGTGGTAATTCAGGTGATTCACTTTTTCTCTCCTTTTCTAGGGTTATTTAGATTCCAAGTATTAATATTAAAAACATCTAGATATACCCATTTAGCATAATGAACACCTCTATAACACAGGAGAGCAAAGACCCTCTCTGGATTATGGATATCTTCATCATATTCTGGAACTTCTGGTCGTTCCCAATTTACATTGATGTGTAACATTTGTCTTTACCTCCTGTAACAATTATTTATTGTTAGGAGATCTTGACATAAAAAAAGACCCCCGAAGGAGTCTTTTGAAGAAATATAAGCGTCTTGCTTACATTAGGTTTTGAACTTTAACTCTTCTGTAGTAACGGTTAGCGTTAACAGAAAGTCTACCAAGACCTTGAGTTGTTCCTTCAGCAAATGGGTTAGCAACCATACCATATCTGGTTTTGAAACCAATTTTTGGTTGGAATGTATCCTGACCAACTGCTCTAACCATCTGAAGTGGTACATATGGGCAGTAGAATAGTCCTGCATCGTAAGGTGAAGAACCTTTGTATCCTACAACATAGTACTGATCAGCAGCTAAGTTTGCAGCAAATGGGTCAATGTACACTCTGTACTTACCTTGAAGTATACCAGCAAATGTATTGCCTGTATCATCAACATTAAGGTTAGCATTAAGTGCTGGAGTGTAATCTAGAACTCCTGCCATTGTGAGTGCAGATGCAACATCAGCAGAGCAGAGGATCATGTTACCCTTTCCACGACGAGTTCTTTGTGCTATAGCGTTAGCATCTCTCTCGATTTGGAAGATAAGTCCTTTGAACTTCTCAACTGACCAACGACCGTTGCTATCAGTATCTAAGTCGAACGCACCGGCAGTTGCCACATTAGTCTGTGCTCCAGACTCAGCAACCTTATAGATTGTTCTAATAACTTCTCTGTTGATTTCAGCAAGTATCTCTGTTGAAAGGATATTTGCTAGTTCTGCTTCAGCATTCAATCCATGAATTGCCTTAAGATCTTGAGCAAGTTCTAAACTGTACTCTGCCTTTAGTGCTCTGGATTTCGCTGTAACGGTGACTTTCTCGATTGAGAATGCCATCTCGTTGAACAGTTGACCTGTTTCTCCGAGTGCTTCAGCGTCTTCTGTATCCATACCACGACCAACTGGGTATGTTGCTGCACCTTGACCACTTTCAGGGTTTAAGGCAGCAGGGTTTGATGCTTGTACACCACCTGTTGTACCGAAACCAACTGTTGCGCCAGTTGTAGCACCTTCATTCTGTGTGTAACCAGCAGATATATCTGCGCCACCGTCAGGATGCTGAGATGAGAACGCTGTGTCTGGTTCGTTGAATAGTGCTTCAGCTCCACTTTGGTTAGTGAATCTGGATCTCATTGCGAAAATAAGTCCTGTTGGGCCGCTCATTGGTTGTACACCAGCTAGGTCATATGCGACCAAGTTTGGCATAGAACGACGGATAAGACTTATGAGTACTGGGTCGAAACCAGCAACTGGGCCGGCAGCTGTTGCGCCAGCAGAGAAACCAGCAGTTGCACCAGATGAACCGGTTGTTACTGTAGGTTGCTCAGATAAGAATTCACGCTCTTCGCGTTGTGTTTGCTCTTGGTTCTCTAAAAGAACTGCTGTGACCATTCTTCTATGGTTGTCTTTGATTGGATCTAGTCCATCATAGTCTAGAAGCGGGGCCCACTTTTCTACAAGAGCTTCCTGATTAATAGGGGCTTGCATTTAAGAGTTACCTTTTTTTAAGTTTGTTTGAATGTATAATGTAAAAATCACTTTTTAGACACACGGTTTAATGTCTGAAGATATGCTTCCATTGAACTGGATATATCCTGATAGGTTGGAGTGTTTGTCTCTTCAGATAAATTCTCCGACTTGTCTCTTTGAGATCCAGCATTACTTGGGAAATAAGATTCCTTAAGTGTTACTAGTTTCTCACGATAGTCTGACTCACTTTCAAACTCAACTTTTTCTACAAGGGTTGCAAGTTTTTCTTTCTGTGTTGATGCTAATCCTTCGGTTACTTCACCAAAGACTACATCTGCAGATGACTCGGCTAATCTCCTGTTTAGAGCAACATTCTTTTCGATTTGCTCATTGAGTTTACCTTCCATTTCATCAAGTTTATCTACCATGCTTTCGATAACATCATATTTGTCTTCAGGTACGGATACATAATGTTCTTCAAAAAGACTCTTCATTCCAGTTAAGAATGAATCAGTCATTTCTGACTTGAGACCGGATTCAACAGCAATTTGATTGTCTGCGATCCATTCGTCAGACACATACTCAAGGTATGCATCGACTCTTTCTTCAAGTTCAGATTTAATAGCAGCAACTTCTTCAATGAGTTGCTCTTCATATTGAGCTTGAACGCTCTCTTTAACATCAGCAAGTTTAGACTTGATTGCTGCTTCAAAGATTGTTCTTGCCTTATTTTGAAATTCTTCTGAAAGTTCTTCGCCTTCTAGAAGTGCATTAACATCTGCTTCGATGTCAATCTCTTCTTCAACGATTTCTTCTTCAGTTTCTTCAGTTGTTTCTTCTTCAGCAACGACTTCTTGAGTTTCCTCAACTTCAGTTGTTTCTTCTTCAGAAACTACCTCATCAGTCTTTGCTTCATCTTCAGCGACAACTTCGCCTTCGGAAGATTCATCTTCTTCCTTCATGCCCGCTGGACTTGGATCTGCAGGTTTTGCACCTTTAGAGACAATATCCTTAACCTGTTTTAAGGTTGTTCCGGGTGTTTTCAACTTGTTAGAATCATCATCAGGTTTTGAATTTTCGGGAGTAGGGCCTCCTAAATCTTCAACCGATGCTTGATTCGGAGTTGATAGAGCAAGTTTTGGCATTGGATCTGCCGATTTTGCCCCTTTGGTTACTACATTTTCCATTTCGTGTTAATTTTGACCAGCGGACATTTGAATATTAGATTTTAAATAATCTGTATTTATTTATAATGTTACAGATTTGCTAAGAAATCTTGGAATAATCCAAGTTTATGCTCATCTAAAACATTTTGATCAACTAAAGTGTTAATCTTCTTTTTTGTTTGTGAAGCAAGTTGTTCACGAAGGATTCCTCCTTCCCAAACCCACTCTTTTCCTTCCAT